CGATCAACTCGAATCAGGACTTCTCCAAAGGACCGGAGCGGCTTGATGAGTTGGCAATCCCGATGGATGGCCGTTGTGCCGTTCTCGCGCCTGCCGATCACTGGGGGCTTGTCGGCGCTCAGACCAACCTTCTCAATGACCGTCTGGTAGGCGATGCCTACAAGAATGGTTCTCTTGGGATGATTGGTGGTGTTGACACCTACATGAGCCAGAATGTGCCGTCGCACACTGTTGGCGCTGATGTGGGCGGCACGGTCAACCAGGCAGTCAGCGCGGCGACCGTCACTTACACGTCCGTCAAGGACACCAACCAGCAGACAATCACGGTCGCAAGTCTAGACCTGAATGCCGGTGACGTGTTCACTGTTGCTGACGTGTACGAAGTCAACCCGGTCACGAAAGCCTCCACGGGTACGCTCAAGCAGTTTACCTGCGTTTCTTACGCAGCTAACAGCCTGGTCTTCTCCCCGGCTATCGTTTGGACGGGCGCTTTCCAGACTGCCGCAATCACGTCTGGCGTGACGGACTTGAACGCCAAGGCCATCACGGGCGTCGGCACCGCAGCCACGGCATACCGTCAGAACATGATCTTCCGCAAAGACGCCTTTGCGTTGGTCACTGTTCCGCTGGCATCGCCTCCGGGTGCAGTTGACGTTTCGCGTCAGTCATACAAGGGCATGAACATTCGCGTCATCCCTGTCTATGATGGCACGAATGACGTGTCCAAATGGCGTCTTGACGTTCTCTACGGTGTGAAGGCCGTCGATCCGCGTCAGGCCGTTCGTATCTCTGGCACAGCCTAAAGGAGGGTTGAAAAATGGCCGCAACTTCAAATAGTACCGCCAGCACCGAATATGTCGGTGACGGCAACTCAGTTGGAACCGTCATCGGACAGTCCGGTGAAAAGATTGGCTTTTACGGTCTTGCCGTTCCGATTGAAAAGCAGACCGTCACTTCGGTCGGCACCACAACCGCCACGACGACTCTCAACGAGACTCGTATTGGTCGTTTGGAAACCGCACTGGCCGCAACTGGCCTGATTGCGATGTCCTAAGTGTTTGGGGGAGGCCAGCGCCTCCCCCACTCCCTTCATTTTCTGCGAGGTAATATGTCGCGTCTTTTCATTGATGATGGGTTCCCGGCAGAGGGCGGTGACAAGGTTATGCTTGCCACCCCTGTCTACCAAGACCCCGACGCCAGCTACACATTCGCAATGTCGAAAAGCCGTGAGGCTTTGCACAAGGTCGGCATTCGGTCGGCCTTTGTTTTGTTTTCCGGGAATTGCCATGTGGACGATTCCAGAAACAAGATTGTTTCCGAGTTTCTTAATTCCGATTGCACGTCGCTGGTTTTCATCGACGCCGATGTTTCGTGGGATGAGCGCGACCTTGTTGAGTTGTGCCAGCATGAATTGCCGGTAGTTGGTGGCGTTTACGGTTTCCGCCGCGACGGCACAGACGATGCGATGCCGTTCCAATCAAAGAGCGGCGCAATGGTCGAAGATGGGCTGATTGAAGTCTTGGGCTTGCCAACCGGGTTCATGAAAATTCGGCGCGATGTGCTTGAAGAAATTGTTTTGAAAAGTGAAAATTTCCGAACTAAAAAAGATTCCCTGCCGCTGGTGTTTGAGCGCACGATTGTCGATGGTCTGCGTTGGGGCGGAGATCTGAACTTCTGCCGCAAGGTGCGCGAGTGCGGACATGCCATTTACGGCTGCACCGAGTTTCGTCTAGGCCACACGGGCGCACATGAATCGCATGACAGCCTTGGGGCGTTCATACGGCGGCAGAACGATATTACCATTCCAGTAGTCGCGGACAAGATTAGACGCGGCGTGGACCGCCCAGAGGACTTGATGGAGGCCATTGAGTTCATTGCAAACCCGTGGGGCGCTTGCCTTGAGGTTATGATGGTGGCCGTGGCGGCTGCGCGTCAGGCAGACGGTCCAATCATCGAATCCGGCAGCGGGTTGACGACTATCTTTATGGCAGCGGCAACCGAACACATCGTTTATTGCATCGAACACGATAAGACCTATGCCGAGAAGATGAAGGAAATGGCTCTAGCGTCGGGCGTCGGTAACATTATGATTATCCACGCCGAGATTAAAGACGGCTGGTATGACCTTGAGGGGCTGGAACTGCCCGCGCGTTTTTCTGTTGGCTTAAACGATGGACCGGCACGCGCTCTAGGCGACCGGATGAAGTTCTTTGATTTTCTGTCAGACCGCATTGATTTGATTGTGGCAGACGACGCCGACGAAGCGGCCTATGCCGAGAAGATGAGAAATTGGGCGGGGCGCAATAATCGGGATATTATTTTCCCAGATTTTCGGTCTGCTATCATAAAGGAGAGAGCAGCATGAGCATGGTACAGATTTTCAATATTGACGGTGACGTAGTTTCAGAGGCTTGGATTGGCGATGATTCACCAATGCCTGACGGCTGGCACCGGGATGTCAACAGCGCCATGAAAGCCAACGCTGCCAAACCCAAGCCAGCCAAAGCCGCCGCCAAGGGTAAAGGTAAATCCAAGGCTGTTGAGGTTGAGGTTGAGGCCGAATCCGAAGGCGAGGAATAGCCAGTGAGCCTCCTGACAATCTGCAACGGGATTGCGGACACAACCTCCGGCCCGCGACCGGCGGCAATTATAAGCAGCACCAACCCGGAGGCGCAATCCTATCTCCGGGCCGTTACCCGTGTTGGCTTGCGATTGATGAAGGTCTACCCGTGGAATATTCTGCGAAAGGAAAACACCTTCACCGCGCCCGGAACTGAAATCCTTGTGGCTGCGGCTTCGATGCCGACCGACTTTGACAGGTTCATCCCGGAGGCTTTCTGGAACCGCAGCACGACCGTTTTACTGTCTGGACCCGTACCCGCCTCTCGGTGGCAGTCTCTCAAGGCTGAAACATATGTAGGCGATAACACGATATTCACGTATCGCGGCGGCGACATTCTGGCTATTCCGACAGTCGGCACCGACAGCATGGTGTTTGAATATGTCTCGAATCAGTACATTGAAAGCAGCGGCGGCAGCGCGCAGTCAACCTGGCAGGCCGACACGGATGTTTCCATTCTCGACGAGGAACTTCTTACCCTCGCGGCTACCTATATTTGGCTTTCTTCTGAGGGCTTGCCTGCTGGTGATGCGTTTGGCGCGTTCAAGGAGTATTTTGACACGCTGCAAGACAACGAGAACGCAACTGAAAACATTGCCGTCACGGGCGATATATTTGCGAATGATGCGCGGCACTGGAACGGAACGCCTGTCGCGTCTCGCACTGTTTCCGTAGGGTATTAGGATGGCGACAAGCACCGCATTGCCGCCGCCTGTTGGCGGGTGGGATGGCCGGGAGAGTTTGGCGGATATGCCAGAGGATCACGCGGTCAAGATGGAGAATTGGTTTCCGTCTACCGATACGGTTGACGTGCGGCGCGGCCACACTAGCCACGCGACAGGGATGAGTGGCAACGTCGAGACACTGGTTGAATATGTCCCACTAAGCGGCGTGGGCGAATTGTTCGCGGCCAACGGCGGCGCAATTTACGATGTGAGTTCTTCCGGGGCTGTCGGTGCTGCGGTTTCCAGTGGTCACACGAACGACCGCTGGCAGTATGCGAATATTGGCACGGCGGCGGGGCAGTTTGTTCGGCTGGTAAACGGCGCAGACACGCCCTTGCTTTACAACGGTTCGACATGGGCAACCACGGCCATCACTGGCCCGACAGCGGCCAACCTTGTTTGGATTAACGTCCACCAGAAGCGCATGTGGGTGGGTGAGGCCAACAGCCTGTCGGCTTGGTATTTGCCGGTAAATTCAGTCAGTGGCGCGGCCACGGAGTTTCCCCTTGCTGGCGTGTTCAAAATGGGCGGCTATATCATGGCGATGGGGACGTGGACACGCGACAGCGGCGATGGCATGGATGATGTGGCGGTGTTTGTCACGTCCGAAGGTGAAGTCGCGGTTTATCAGGGAATCGACCCGTCCGCTGCGGCCACATGGGCGTTGATTGGCGTTTTCCGCATTGGTGAGCCGCTTGGGCGTCGGTGCATGGCAAAGGTTGGTTCTGACCTTGTAGTAATGACGCAGGACGGCTTTGTGCCGCTGACACGCATCCTTACGACAGATCGCAGCCAGAGCCGCTTGGTGGCGCTCTCTGACCAGATCAGTAAGCCCGTGAATGACGTGGTGCGAACGTATAAGTCTAGCTTTGGCTGGCAACCGATTGTCTACCCAAAAGGAACCTATATGGTGTTCAATGTTCCGGTTACGGCATCAACAGAACAATTTGTGTTCAACACAATCACGGGCGCGCCGTGCAAGTTCACCGGGCAAGATTCTCTCTGTTGGGGCTTGCTGAATGACGGCCTGTATTTCGGCGGCAAGGACGGCGTGGTTTATTGGGCCGACAACGGCACCAGTGACAACGGCAGCAACATCGCAGCCGATTGCATCCAGGCGTTCAGTTATTTCGGAAGCCCGCAGATGCGTAAAATGTTCAAGCTGGTTGAGGCTATCTTCCAGAGTGAAGGCGACCCCAACGCGGCGATTGATTGGAACGTGGATTTCAACCTCCTGAATCCAACCAGCACCGCCGAGGCATCACCAACGAACGCCGCACGGTGGGGCATTTCACGGTGGGGCATCGGGACGTGGGGCAGCGCCGGGCAAATATATAAGGGGTGGCGCAAGGTTCGCGGCATCGGTCGCGCCGGTTCTGTGCGTGTTCGCGTCAATACCAATTCGTCAAAGCCGTCATGGATTTCAACAAACGTCATCTTCGACAAGGGCGGCGCGATGTGAGCGAGGTTGTTTGCCTTGACCAAAACGGGACAGAGGCGCTGGCCGAATGGGTCGGATCGCGTATCCCTCATGTTGGCGGCGCGAACTTCGGCCCGTGTCAGGGCTTGGCGGTGGCGGACGGCGACCGCATCTTGGCAGGCATTGTTTATCACGACTATCAGAAAGATTACGATTCCATCCAGTTAAGCATGGCTGCGGACAGCCCGATGTGGGCGCGGCGCGAAAATATCGCGGCGTTACTTGATTACCCGTTTAACCAATTAGAGTGCCATAGGTTGTTTACATTGACGCCAATAGGCAATATTATTGCGTTGAGGACTAACCTCCATATAGGCTTCCAAAGGGAAGCAGTATGCCATTCGGCTTTTGGTAAAAACAGGCACGGCGTCATCATGCGGATGTTGCAACCTGACTATTCCAAACTATATGAGAGAAAATAAATGGGCAAATCATCCCCCTCCCCGCCTCCCGCACCCGACCCCGTAGCGACCGCCCAAGCCCAAGCAGCGGCGAACCGCGAGGCGTCGATAGCGTCTCAAGAAATGTCGATGGTCAACCAGATCACGCCATACGGCAATATGGCGTATGAGCAGACCGGCACCTCTGAGAACAACAATCCGACCTATACGGCAACGCAGACGCTATCACCTGAACAGCAAGGTTTGCTGGACATTGAAAATCAGGTCAAGCAGCAGTACGGCGACACCGCAAACACGCAGCTTGCCAACGTCTCTGCCAAGCTGTCTCAGCCTGTTGATTACACCAGCTTGGGCGCAGCGCCAACGGCGAACGAGGCCACGCGCACGGCAACCCGTGATTCAATGCTGGCTCGTATGCAGCCGCAGATGGATCAACGGCGCGCCTCGCTTGATACCAGCCTCGCCAATCAGGGGTTTGTGGTTGGATCGCAGGGATACAACAACGCCATCGACGAGGCGAACCGATCCCAGAATGATATGTACCTCGCTGCGGATACGCAGGCGGGCAACGAAATGGCGCGCATGTAT